AACAGCAGCGGATATCTTCGCTCATTCCCGGGCATTGCCAAACGTTCTGATGTGAACGGTGTATCTCGCGGCGTCGAGTACAACATGGCGCAGAGTGCTGTTTATCGCGTATGTGGTGGCAAACTGTACAAAGGAGAAAGCGAGGTTGGTGATGTTGCCGGAAGTGGTCGCGTATCAATGGCGCATGGTCGGACATCACAGGCGGTAGGCGTTAATGGTCAACTGGTCGAGTATCGCTATGATGGCGCGGTTAAAACCGTCTCAAACTGGCCTACAGACAGCGGATTCACACAGTATGAGTTAGGTTCAGTCCGCGACATTACACGCTTACGTGGGCGTTATGCGTGGTCAAAAGACGGCACTGATTCATGGTTTATCACTGATCTTGAAGACGAATCGCACCCTGACCGATACAGCGCACAATATCGTGCCGAGTCGCAGCCTGACGGCATCATCGGTATCGGCACATGGCGAGACTTCATCGTCTGCTTTGGTTCATCGACGATTGAATATTTCTCCCTGACTGGCGCAACCACCGTTGGTGCTGCTTTGTATGTCGCACAGCCATCACTGATGGTGCAAAAAGGCATCGCCGGAACTTACTGCAAAACGCCGTTTGCTGATTCCTATGCGTTTATCAGCAATCCGGCAACGGGTGCGCCGTCTGTATACATTATCGGCTCCGGTCAGGTGTCACCAATCGCCAGCGCGAGCATTGAGAAAATCCTCCGCTCCTACACTGCTGATGAACTGGCTGATGGCGTGATGGAGTCTCTGCGATTTGATGCGCATGAGTTGCTGATTATCCACCTTCCGCGCCATGTTCTGGTGTACGACGCATCTTCAAGCGCCAATGGTCCGCAATGGTGTGTACTGAAAACAGGCCTGTATGACGATGTGTACCGCGCTATCGACTTCATTTACGAAGGCAATCAGATAACGTGCGGCGATAAGCTGGATTCCGTGACCGGGAAATTGCAATTCGACATCAGCAGCCAGTACGACAAGCAGCAGGAACACCTGCTGTTTACTCCACTGTTCAAAGCGGATAACGCCAGAGTTTTCGACCTTGAAGTTGAATCTTCAACTGGCGTTGCGCAGTATGCTGACCGCCTGTTCCTCTCTGCAACCACTGACGGCATAAATTACGGTCGTGAGCAGATGATTGAGCAGAATGAACCGTTCGTTTACGACAAACGCGTTTTGTGGAAGCGGGTCGGGCGCATCAGGAAAAATGTCGGCTTCAAATTGCGCGTTATCACGAAGTCACCTGTCACTCTGTCTGGCTGCCAGATAAGGATTGAGTAATGGCGGATTCATCACTGAATAATCCTGTCGCGGTTCAGGCTACGCGCCTTGATGCTTCAATTTTGCCACGCAATATATTCAGCCAGTCTTATCTGCTGTATGTCATAAATCAGGGAGCTGATGTTGGCGCAATTGCCGGGAAGGCAAATCAGGCTGGTCAGGGCGCTTACGATGCTCAGGTGAAAAACGATGAACAGGACGTCGAACTGGCTGATCACGACGCAAGAATCACCGCAAACACAAAAGCGATAAATCTACTTGAGGTCAGGTTAACAACCGCCGAAGGGAAGATAGTCGTACTGCGTAGCGATGTTGATTACTTGCTGGATGAGGTTATCGATATTCAGGCGCATCTGGTCACTGTTGACAAAAGACTGGATGGCGTAGAAAGCGATGTATCTGACATTAAGAGTGATTACGTATCGAAAACTGTAACCGAATCGCAGTCTCTTGCGTCACCGCTGGATGTAAAAACATCATATTCAGTTGATGGAATTCAGGTCGTTGGAGCAAGACAGACCGGATGGACTGCAGCCACAGGTACGCCACTTCTTGGCTCATTCAACGCTAACCAGTCATACACGGTCGGCACTACGTACACACAATCCGAAGTCGCAGCTCTCGCTACAGGTTTGCAGCAGGCGCGGCAGCGTATTCTGGCGCTTGAAACAGCACTTAGATTACATGGGCTGATTGACTGATGATTACATTCAAACCAACGCGAAACATCGACCTGATCGAAGCAGTAGGAAATCACCCTGACATTATCTCCGGGAGCAACAACGGTGATGGATACGACTACAAACCTGAATGCCGTTACTTTGAGGTGAACGTGCACGGGCAGTTCGGCGGCATTGTTTACTATCAGGAAATTCAGCCTCTTACATTCGATTGCCACGCCATGTACCTGCCAGAGATTCGCGGCTTCAGCAAGGAAATCGGTCTGGCGTTCTGGCGATACATTCTGACTAACACCACCGTTCAGTGCGTCACATCGTTCGCTGCACGCAAATTCCGCCACGGGCAGATGTACTGCGCAATGATTGGCCTTAAGCGTGTAGGAACCATCAAGAAATACTTCAAAGGCGTGGATGACGTGACGTTTTACAGCGCCACACGCGAAGAACTAATCGACTTCCTGAATCACGGGAGATAGCCATGTTATATGCATTTAAGCTGGGCAGAAAACTGCGCAGCGAGGAACCTTATTGTCCTGAAAAAGGCGGGAAAGGTGGCAGCTCTGATAAAAGCGCAAAGTATGCAGCAGAAGCTCAGAAGTATGCCGCAGACCTGCAAAATCAGCAGTGGCAGACGATCATGAAAAACCTTGCTCCGTTCACGCCGCTTGCGGAGCAGTATGTTAACCAGCTTCAGAATCTTTCCAGTTTAGAAGGTCAGGGGCAGGCACTTAATCAGTATTACAACTCTCAGCAGTATAAAGACCTTGCAGGTCAGGCGCGTTACCAGAGTCTTGCTGCTGCGGAGGCGACGGGTGGACTTGGTTCGACAGCCACAAGCAATCAACTGGCTACGATCGCGCCGACACTCGGTCAGTCTTGGTTATCAAATCAGATGAGCAATTACAACAATCTGGCAAACGTTGGGCTTGGTGCGCTGCAAGGTCAGGCAAACGCCGGGCAGACGTACGCCAACAACATGAGCAGCATTGCACAGCAAAGCGCAGCTCTTGCCGCTGCTAATGCCAATAAACCATCAAGTCTTCAGACTGCAATTAGCGGTGGCACGTCTGGTGCGATTGCCGGTGCAGGTCTTGCCAGCCTTTTGGGAACATCAACACCTTGGGGCGCTGGAATTGGTGCTGGTATCGGATTGCTTGGCTCGTTGTTTTAAGGGGTAATCATGGCTACTTGGCAAGGATCAAATGGCGGATTGTTAGCTGGTATCGGCGGCGTCAACTCAAACGCTCCGAGCGTAAATGACATCGGCAATACGCTTCAGCTTATCAGGCAGAACAATGATATTGAGCGTTCAGGCGCTAACAATGTTGGGCTGACTGCTTTGCAAGGTCTTTCAGGTATTGCAGGGGTGTTTCAGCAGGAAAAGCAGGCTCAGCGGCAGAAAGAATTTCAGCAGGCATACGCTAATGCTTATGCGTCTGGTGATCGCGGTGCTTTGCGTCAGTTGGCTACTCAATATCCAGACCAGATTGAATCTGTTCGTAAAGGCATGGGATTCATTGATGAAGAGCAGCGCAATTCTATCGGCACCTTAGCGGCTGGCGCACGCCTTGCGTCATCGTCTCCAGAAGCAATGCAATCATGGCTGCAAAACAACGCCGGTGAGTTAGCTCGTGTTGGCGTTAATCCTCATGACGTCGCTCAGATGTACCAACAGAACCCGCGACAGTTCGGCGAATTTGTCGATCACCTGGGGATGAACAGTCTCGGGCCCGAAAAATACTTTGACCTACAGGATAAAATGCAGGGTCGCCAGGTTACCATGCGCGGTCAGGATCTGGATTCGCAAACCGCCGCTCGGAATCAGGCAATCACAATGCGCGGGCAAGATATCCAGGCGAATTTAGGTCAGCAGCGCATTAATCTGGACGCAGAAACAAACCGCATTAACAACGAAAATAAGCGCCTTGACCGGATGCTATCAGCAGAAACTAACGACCTGAAGCGCCAGGAAATACAGAGCCGCATAGCAGCCAACAACCAGCAGTTGCAGCAGAAGCAGCAAGCGCTAAATGATGGCTACAAAGACGGCATCAACACCCTCACAACCAGCATGTTCACTCTGAACGATATCGTTAGTTCTCCTTCACTTAAGAGCATTACAGGCTTACGTGGAGTAATCCCCAACGTTCCAGGCTCACAGGCTGCAGACACTCAGGCACGACTTGATACCTTTAAATCACAAGCATACCTGACAGCGGTTCAGGCCATGCGAGGCATGGGCGCACTTTCTGATGCCGAGGGCAAAAAGCTCGACCAGGCTGTTGGTTCGCTGCAGAACTCGCAGAGCGAGGAGTCCTTTCGTCGCAACGCTGGCGTCATCCTGAACACGCTCAACCAGAAGCGTAATGAGGCGGTTGGTAAGTACGTTCAGCAAAACGGTATCAAGCGAGTGGAAGCGCCTCAGGCTTCTATAGATTACCTGAAGCAGCACCCCGAGCTGTCAATCGACTTCATTAATCGCTACGGATATCTTCCATCTTTGGGGCAGTAAATGGCTAATTACCGTGATTTGTTAGAGCAGGCTGGCGCACGTTACGGTGTGCCAGAAGGGTTGATGACTGCACTGGGTGCCAAGGAGTCTTCTTACAACCCTGCCGCAGTAAGCTCCGCCGGGGCTGTAGGATTGACTCAGGTCATGCCTGGGACATGGCGTGATATGGGTTATACCGATGAGCAAATGCAAAACCCCGAATATCAGGCTGACGCTGGCGCGCGCTATCTGGCAAAGATGTACCAGCAGTTTGGTAACTGGCGTGATGCTCTTCAGGCTTATCACGACGGTCCCGGCAACGTTATGAAGGCAAAGCGTGGTGAATATACGCCAGGACCTGAAGGCCGCGGTTACGTTGATGATCGCTTTGCTCAATGGGCGGGTGACCCGGTGACAGACTCAACAGTCGAACAGCGCGCCACCTCTGCAAAGGTACATCCTCAGCAAGACCCTAACAACCCGTTTGCACAACTGGAAGCACAGTCATCCGAACAAGTATCGACATCAGGTGTGCAGTCAGACCCAAATAATCCATTTGCTCAGATTGAGCAGCAGGCAGCCAGTCAGCAGCCACCTCAACCCGTAAGTTCTGTCGCACCGAAACCTGTTCAGCAACAAACAGTTAATCAGGCCAATAATGAACCAGCACGTGAAGAACCATCATTGATGCAACAAGCTGGCGATTGGCTCACAGGTGGTCAAAGTGCAGGGCAAATTGCAGAGCAGGCTGGTCGTGGTCTGGTAAACATACCATTTGACGTATTGCAGGGTGGCGCAAGTCTGATTAATGCAATCAGCCAGGGGCTTGGTGGCCCCAAGGTTTTGGACGATGTCTATCGTCCAGTAGATCGACCGACAGACCCTTATGCGCAAGCTGGAGAGTCAATAGGCGGTTATCTTGTTCCTGGAGCAGGAGTAGCTGGAAACATGGTCATTGGTTCTCTCGCTGACGCGGCGAATCAACGGGGTGATTTTGCCGAAAATGCCGCTATTAATGCCGGACTTAACATTGCTACGCATGGCCTGATAAATGGCGTTACCCGTGGTGTTCGTGGTGCATCAAATATAATTAGTGGCAATAAAACATCTGCACAGAGAGCGACCACTGCGCCAACAGAAACATCACCATTCTCCGGTACTGCGCCAACAGAAACATCACCATTCTCCGGTGATGCCGCTGCAGCAACAAATCCTGCGGTTCATGCCGCAGAGGCAAGAGCAGCACAAGGTGTACCAATGACGCCTGCGGCGAGGGACCCAGAGGAGGTCGTTCGCACAGTAGCAGCACAAAAAAGGCCAAATCTCGCTTCATCGCTTGATGAACTAGATATCAATCCTCAGGCTGAAGTTCTGGAGTCTGCTGAAAGGCTTAATGTTGATTCATTACTCCCTTCACACTTTTCCGGGAACGAGCAATACAAGGCAGTTGAGCAAGCAATCAAGTCCCGTGCGGGTTCTGCTCTACGGGTGCAGGAAAATGAAGCAATCAGGCAACTAGCACATGGCGCGGGGGAGATAATTGATCGCGTTTCCGGTGCAAAAGATGCTCTTGGTATGAGCGACAAGTTTATTGATACGATCAATGGAAGAATGTCTGCGCTGATGAAACGAAGCGACCAGCTTTATCGCAATGTTGAAAAGGCGATGCCTGCAGGTGCAAAAATTGATGCGCCATCAACAAGGTCAATGCTCAAACAGGTGGCAGAAGATCTTGGCGGGATGAAAAACCTTGACCCTATTGAAAAGAGAGTCTTTCGGGCAGTTAATCCAGGCAAGAACGGCGCATTAACTTATGCAAATCTCAATAAGCAACGACGACTTGTTGGTGATGCACTTCATAAGAAGT